CACTGTGGGTTCTCTCCAAATAATTTTACAAGTAAAATGAGAACCACATTGACATTTTCTTATATTGAAACTGAGCACGTAGATTCAATGAGTGTAGGAGAAATTAAAAAAGCTCATAAGTACCAATTTAATATGTTATAATTAGTAGTGTATCTCACACATACTAATGAACAGACAAAACATTCTTCGTAAGTTTCCCGAGGACATTGATATTCTTAATGATGCTGTAGATGGAGTTGTAAATCTTGAGGATGAATATCCACATATCTATAAAAAAATTTATGAGTTTTATGATGTGCGTGGTCTACAACTGTTCGGAGACCCTGACGATGACTATGAAGTGGTTTTGACACAATTAGAAAAAGATCTTGATCTATTAATTTAATGCAGATTTATTATGAAGTACTTCCTGATAATCTTTTGGAAGAATGTTGTCTTGAATTAACTGATTTAATGAATGAACGCTGTTGGGGATCTTCTACATTAAGATGGGATCCTCAACTTAAAAAAGGTATTGTCGGAGATTCTATTCATACATATGTACCTGAAGATACTAAAGAGAAAATAATTAGATCTATATCAAAATATTTTCCTGAAGGATCTAATTATGATATGCAGTACTATGTCTGGTTACAGAATGCTGGCATCGCGAATCATGATGATGGTGCTCATAAATATGGTGTCACAATATACTTGAATTTTACTTGGGATAAAAATCATGGTGGTATCTTTCTTTGGGATGATGGCGATCCAGTAATTATGAAAGCAGTTGTTCCTAAACGTAATATGATGGTTGTCAATGATTCTAATCAGAGGCATATGGTGACACCAGTCTCTGCTCTTGCTGAACACCCACGGTTCTCCATACAAATCTGGGTTGACCCTTGACAACTCCTGCTTCTCCTGCTATTATTATTCAGTAAGTCATCCTGATTATGAAAGTTCTTCTTGAGCGTTTCCCCTATCGTTATATTGAGTCTGGTGTACTGGAAATCAATGGTAAACCAGACTTTCGTATTCAGAAAGCAGATCCTTGGACTAAGCGTTACAAAGATATGTACCTGTGTGATAATGTAATGCAGATGACTACAGCGATGGGAGATTTTGACTATACTAAATGGTTAGATCCTGACGGCGTACCCTGCTATGTAAAAAATAATGTCGTTAAACAACACTCCTTTTAAGTTCAATAACCAAACTAAATTTGTTCCTGCAAAACCTCCTGAATTTACAAACACTATGACTACCTATGAACGCCTTGATGCTGCTGAGAAAGAACTTCGTTCTGCTCTTGGTTCTGTAACTGGCACTGCTTCTTCTACCAGTCTTCATAAACTTCTTTCTCTTATTGAAGGCGTTGAAGATGTGAAACGTGCCTTTGTTGGTTCCAATGATCTTCAGTTTACTTCACCTGATCCTGATATGTACTCTGGATATATTGGTGACAATATCAATTTCAATTTAGATAGTGCTGCTACTCATGCTGCAGGAGAAGTCTATATGCCTGGTGCAAACGCTCAAGATGTAATTACATTTTCATGATGTACTGGTTTCCAATTTCCAGACAAAGAATTGGTGGCGCGGCATGTAAAACCCTACATAAGTGGCATTAATGCCACTTTTTTTTATGAATAATTTTATTGAACTATATGATAATGCTTTGTCACCAGATCAATGTGATAGTATCATAGAATATATCAACACATCTTCTCGGATAAAGCGAGGACTTCTGGGCGATGGAGTTGATACTTCACGAAAAGATAGTTGGGACGTACATAGTAGATTTGAAGATCAAACTGTAGTAGATACCATGATACATGGTGCCCTATGTGAATGTCTTGATGATTATAAAATTAAAAACCCTCAGTTGAATGATATAGGATATTGGGGATTGGAAAATAAATATAATCTTCAGAAGTATCTTCCTGGTGGAGGATACCCAAAATCACACTGCGAAGCTGGAGTGCGACAGAACTCGCATCGTGTCGCGGTGTGGATGATTTATCTTAATACGGTTACTGATGATGGTGGGACTAACTTTCCTCAGCATAATTTGATTACTGATGCTGTTCAAGGAACGGCAGTACTTTGGCCTGCTGGATGGACACATTTTCATCATGGTGTGATCAGTAAAACACAATATAAGTATATTGCTACTGGATGGTATTCTTACGTCCCTCAATAGATTTATAAATACTTTGAAGGAAAGTATAAAGGACATGTAATGTCACGACTATTAGTTGACGAACTAGTAAATTTAGCAAATAACGATAAAGTTATTTTCGCTGAAGGAGCAAAAATTTCAACGGGGGAAACCCTTGATTTGAATGGTGCTACAATTACTTTGTCAGATGGTCTTGGACTTAACAATCAAATTTTAGCATCCACTGGTTCTGGATTAAAGTGGATTACATTCACTGATACTAATAGTGCCTATGCATTTGCATCAGTAAATGCTGCTGCTAATGATGTTAAGTTAAGACTAACTGGCAGTGGTGATGCCACAGGGCAGCAGGATCAAGTAACATTTACTGGTGCTGGAAGTGTAACCCTGGTAGAAAATGCTGGTGTAATTACATTTACCGGATCGGACACCAATACTACATATGATTTAATTCTTGCTGATGAGGTAGATGGTGCCAGTGCTACGCTGACGGGATCTGATAGTAGTTCTGATGCATTGATCTTGAAAGGTGGTAGCAATATTACCATCACTAGAAATAATAATGAAGTTACATTCGCTACTTCATTATCAGGAACTGTAGGTGCTCCTAGTACAACAACAGATAATGCTATCGCATTGTTTGATGGGGTGAACGGAACAGTTCTTTCAGATTCTACACTAGTTGTAGATACTAATAGCAATCTAACAGGTGTTAATAGTATTACTACTGCTACACAAACAGCGAGTAAGATTCCATTTTGGTATGATCAGCAGGGAAGTTTCCCAAGTGCCACGACATACGAAGGTGCAATCGCCTTTAATGATGATGACAACCAACTCTATTATGCTGCTGGTAACTCATGGTATAGAGTTGCAAGATATACTGACATTCAGCAGGATACTAACACCACATATACTTTAAGTTTTGATGGTAATACCACATTAACTCTGACTGGATCTGATACTACAACAGATATAGTTTCGTTTCTTGAAAACTACTATGGTGAAACACGAATTATTCCTTCTGGTGATACATTAACATTAAGTTCTAAAAAGTATACAGTTTCTTCTGAAACAGGATCAGGCAATACAGTTAAACTTAGATTGACTGGTACACATTATAATACTAATGGTACTGTGTATGGTACACCATCCACTGATGATATTGTAATCGCTGGTGCTGATGGTCTGACTGTTGAGAGAACAGATGAGAATACAATTACTCTGAGACAAGGTGCTGGATCTGGGGGAGGTTCATCTTATAGTGATAGTCAAGCCAAGGATGCAGCTGCACAAGCACTTCTTAATGGTACTCAGTTGGGTATCGCATTCACTTATGACAACACAAATAAGGTAATTAATGCTCAAGTAGGAACTACTCCTACCACATATAATATTACTACTGCTTCTCAAACTGGAGATTATCTGTTCACTGGATCAGATCGCAGTAACACTTTCAGTGGTGATGCTGATCCTTCAATCACTCTTTATGCTGGTGATACAATTACCTTTAATAATACTGCCACATATGTAGGGCACCCAATGTATATTAGGGTTGCGAATGGTGGTTCTAGTGTAAACAATCCTGTTGCTTCTGGAGAAGGAACTGCTACAGTTTCTTGGACACCTACAGTTGCAGGAACATATTATTATCAGTGTAGTGCTCACTCCAGTATGGTTGGAACTATTACAGTTCTTTCTTCTGGTGGTGGTGGCGGTGGTGGATCTGCGATCTTATATGACCTTTATGGCACTAACACTACATCAAATAATGTAATCTTTAATCTTGATCCATCTGTAGGATCTACCGATCAACTTGAACTTGTCGGGGGTGGTGGTACTAATATCTCATGGGACTCTGTTAATAAAGCAGCAACTATTTCTAGTACAGCACCAGTTAACGCCGACTGGAATGCTACATCGGGTCTTGCTCAGATTCAAAACAAACCATCTATTCCATCTGCATATACATTACCTGCTGCTACAACATCAGCACTGGGTGGTGTTATTCCTGACGGCACTACTATTACTGTAGATGCTAATGGTAATATCGCAGCTGCTGCCGGAGGATATGTATTACCAATCGCCGCCGCTGGCACCTTGGGTGGTATTAAAATTGGCGCTGGTCTTTCTATTGATGCTGGTGGCGTTGTTACAGTTGCATCTGGTGGATCTGTTGGTCTGCAAGCACGTCAAAGTTTCAACGGAACTACATCATCATTGGCAGATAATGCTACCGGAGACCTAAATATAACAGCATATAAAGCATATACTTTGCTTAAAATTGAGACTGATGCTGATGCCTGGGTGCGAGTCTATACTGATGCTGCTGCTAGAACAGCAGATGCTACCCGAAGTGAAGGAACTGATCCTGGCACTGGGTCAGGAGTGATCGCTGAATCTAGAGGATCAGGAGTAGTTAGAATGGCACCTGCTGCTTTTGGTTATAACAATGATTCGCCTAGTGCGACAGATACAGTATATCTTGCAGTTACCAATCGTTCTGGTGCTGCAGCAACCATCAACGTAACCCTTACCGCAATTAGATTAGAGGCATAAAATGTCAGTTTTAAAGAACACAGTTCAAGTTAATAATGGAAACACTGGATGGAATGCAGGGCATGTTATGGATGCCATGGAAGAAATCATTGGAGATTTAGGATGGAATTCGGGCACTCAAAAGGATGGAGTTCCTCAGAGTGTGCGAAATTATAATTCCTCAGGTACTACAGCTGATGATGTTACACGATGCACGTACAATTATGAAACTAGTGGACTTAGTGCCACTTATTATAACACTGCTTATGCTAGAGCGCCATTTCGCACATGGAAAGGTGTTTACTATGATGTACACGCAAATGGCACTACTGCATATAGACTTTTAAAGAAATTTTTTATTGCTTCTAGTGAAGTTGATGAAACTACCAATACGTTTACCGAGGCAGAACATCAACTTAGCACTGGCGATCCTGTTGTTTGGGGTTATGATACTTATGAGCCAACGTCTGATGTTGATGCTATCCCCGAACTGACATTTGGTACAACATATTATATTATCAAAGTAGATAACGATAATTTTAAACTTGCGGCAAGTTTATCAGATGCTAATAGCACAACAGAGATTGATATTTCTGCCAAAGCTGGTAGTGGAGGTGTTCCTCTTGTCCAGGCATTTTCCAGTGTTACTGATAACAATGATATTAATGTATTAAAAGGTGACCATATTTATTTTTATAATAGAACTCCTGGTATTCCTACTCACAGTAGTTTGATGGCAGCGGGCACTGGTTATACAGCAACTGGAACTGATGTTGCTACTACTGGTGGATCTGGTACAGGGTTGACAGTTGACTTTACTGCAAATGCTGGTATTTTGCAGTCTGCTGTAATTAATACTGCAGGAACTGGATATGTTAAAGGAGATATTGTCACAATTACTACGGGTAATGGTGATGCAACATTTAGAGTTGATAGAATTTCTGGATCACTTGGTCAGAAATTTACATTGTGCTCAAATACAGATGACTATGCTTCGGATAAACTTTTAAGACAATACACAGAAACAGGTGGTAATTATTATCCACATACAACTAGTCACACCAGTTGGCCAGATGATTTCTCTGGTAATGATTTAAATCCACCAACGCTTGATTTTGATGGTGGTGCAAATCAGAATGGATTGAGGTTGGATACAAAATACTACCGTCAAACTGAATCAAATTCATGCACACCTACTGAACTCAGATTTCCTGATTTCAATGTTAATGATCCTCGTGAGAATAGTACGCAGAAATATATCTATGCCAATGATACTACTCCTGGTATGACAGGAAATATTATTATTCATGCAAGTACCCGCATCAACGGAAGTTCCGGTGAATATTACAGTCATTTTAACTATACTGTTCCTGCATCTGGTGGTAGGGGCGCATTAGATCTTAGATTTTATATAACTTTTACTGAGGGATACCCTTACTACAACGGCGGCGAACTGGTGGGTGTCTCCATTATGAATGTTGCAGAAGGATGGACTACTGGAGAAGTATTTACAGTTCCTGGTGATCAGATTGGGGGAAGTAGTCCTGCTCAAGATGTTACTTTTGGTGTTGCCGCAAATGAAACTTCCACTGGTGCTCATGATGCTAAATTAGAAATTGTAACTACTACTCTTGGTGCTGGACCTAACTTCTTCCAAAAATCTGATAATGGTTACTTTGGTACAGTGAAATTAGAAAATGATGCTACTAAAAAATACGGCACTTCATACTATACATTTGGAATTCATACTGATGCTGATCCTCATACTATGTGGATTTCTTCTGGTTCATTCCTACATTGGTTGAATCGTAAAGGAACAACAGGTGGCAGCTCCAGCGGATCTGCTTATGGCTTTCATACAGGTAGAAGGGGTTTAGATTATCAATACAATATACAATCTCCTAGCAATAGCGACGGCAACTGGGCAACCGTTGAGTTTGCTTCATCTACTACTCCCACAGCATATCCTTTAAAGATTTATTCTTATAACGCACAGTCTCCTCAAGATGGTAACTTTGCCATAATTCAATTTGTACAGACTATTAATGAGATTGATCACCAATATGGAACATTCTACCTGATTAAAGGAAATCAAGTTGGTTCAAATATCTTTGATTTAGATCATGTTTGGATTGGTTGCCATGGTGAGTGGACCAGTAGCGGCAGGACCTTATTGAATAGTATGTATGTACCAAACTACCACTATTACACATCTGGTGCCTCTAGGGAACCTGCAGGTAATTATTCTCTCGCGAGAGAAGCTTTCTATGGATATTATAGAGATAGTTCTGACAACTGGGTTGACAAGTTTGAGGACCAATATTCATGTAATATTGATACTGATAATGATCATGGGCGAAACGCGGTCACATATTTCAGAGATGCTACCTATGACAATTATGATGGATACTCTGTAAGTGCATCTGCAGATTACTATCGTCCTATGAAAGGAATTCCATTGTCTAGAAAGATGATGCCAGTTCCTTATACTTTACCTGATGATTTTGTACTACTTCAGGTCTCTACATCTCCAGGTTTAACTAACTTCAGACCAGGAGACACGATTACTATTAGTGCGTCTGAGGTTTATGAAGTGATCAGAGCAGCATGGCAAACCAACCAAAACTCTCTGGATGGTCTTAACGACAGCTCTAGTATGGGTCTCTTACTTCTCGCGAGGACAACCTAATGCCTTATACACCAGTATCACATACACTTTCACTTGCTCCTACTGCGGGAGCAGATGATTTTGGTTTCAGTGGTGGTCTACCAACAACAAATACTGCTTTTGTTACTCCTGCCATTACATTTACAGAAAATCCAATCGGACCTTATACTCCAAAAAACTTCCTACTTTCTAGGTTTCCTAGTGGTGGTCTTTATAATACAGCAGCAGAAGCATTTCATACTGGCAGACCTTCTTCCGGTCAACTATATCCACGATAAATAATTAAAAACCATGTCCAGAATTAAGGTAGATGAGATTTGTAACTTCGCAGAGAACGGTGCCGTCTCTGCGATTGAAGGTCTTACCATTTCCACGGGTAAAAAATTAACAGTGTCAGGTGCCAGAACTATTGCTTCTGCTAGTGATACTGGCACTGCAGGTGAGATCTGTTGGGATGCAAACTACCTTTATGTTTGTGTTGGCACAGATACATGGAAGAGAGTCGCAATCGCTACGTGGTAATTAAATGTCAAGATTAAGAGCAGACGAAGTATTAAGTAAGGATGCATTAGGACCATTCCTTGCAACAGAGGGAATTAATGTTCCTGCTGGAAAAAATATTACCTTTAATGATGCTAGTGAACCAACAGTTCTTGATGGAACTTCACTTACTACTTCAACATTAACTTTAGATCAAGTAAATATAGGATATAATAATAGTTCTCCTGCTACGAATGCTGTTAGGATGGGAACAGCTCAGGAATTTACGATCTATCATAATAATTCACCGGCAGCATCAACTATTCAATCTGATCTTCTAGTTCTTAGAGCTAAGCAGGGACTAGGAGATACTTATATTACATGTACTCAGGGTGGATCTGTAGCACTTAGATACTCAGGAACACCAAGATTTGAAACTACTAGTAGTGGTATTGATGTCAGTGGAGATATTGCATCAACATATTTAAATACAAATTCTACTGGAGCAGCAGTAACTGGTACTACTACATCAACTAATGGATGGGCAGGTACTACATCGTCTGCAGGGGTCCTGGGTGGTCTTGCAATGGCATTTACTTGTGGTATTAATGGTAGAATTGGATTGCCTGCTGTAAACTCTACTATGGTCTTTGGTGGGTCTGAGTTCCAAGGAGGAACAGATAATACCGAGGGTGCTGTAATGCCGTATGCTGGTAAAGTGTATGCTGCTTCAGTTCATTCTGAAAACCAAGTTCAATCTTTTCGTCTAGCACTGTCAATTAATGGTGACACAACCAATACAACTAATACATTGGTGATGAATGGAAGTAATTCAGCGCAGAATTTTTCGGTTATTGAAGATTGGGGAGCGTCACCAATAACATTTTCGGCAGGAGATAGAGTAAACTTTAGAGTATCATATGCTAACGTTACTCAGCTAGAAGTAGTTACCGTTACATTCTTTGTGAAATTTGACTGACAAGGGGGCTTGACAAAATTTAAGATTTGCTATATACTATTGTAGTATTTCTTTACATAAGTTAAATGACTGTTACAACAGAAGACGGCGGACGTACAAATATGTTTGCTTCAGAACCTACCATGTATATGACAAAGGAATCACTTGACAGATATGGTATTGAGACTTATGCTGAACGTGCCGAGAAGTTAAACGGTCGTGTTGCTATGCTGGGATTTGTTTCAGCAGTAGTTTCTTATGCCGTCAGTGGCAGTGTTTTCTTCTTTGGTGCATTTGGATTCTGATTAAGGAGACCCCTGACTATTAATGACTAACCCCAATCAACTCTATGAAGACATGGAGCGGTTGAATGCTTTATACGAAGAACTCTGCTGGGGGCATTATGATGAATTAGTATTCACTCATGAAAATGGCAGAGTCATTATCTACAACAAAACACAGGAGCAAAACAAATGAATGAAAACGCAGAACGTATCAATGGTTGGGCAGCAATGATTGGAGTCATTGCAGCAATGGGTGCTTACGCATCTACAGGACAAATCATTCCAGGAGTATGGTAAATGTTAGTATTTGCATCGGGTCTGATAATTCTTTTTATTATTAATTCAGTCTTATCTGATATTGATGTAGATGATGACGACGATTTTGGTGGTGGTATGATGGTTCCTGCCACGCAGGGCATTTAATATCATATCAACATATATGTTTAAGATGATACAAATTCTACCTAAATACCCTATATGGGTATTTTTTTTATGAGATCAATTAACGTCTGGATCTTAAAAGATGATGGTTCCACATGTTGGCATACCATTCCCTGGGGAAAAAAGCATCTTGATGCTATACGACAATTAGGTAAGATTATATTTTCCTCCTGAAAACTATACGAAATTAAAACTATGACCAACGATAAGGAACTGTCGGATCTCAAACTTGAGAGAAAAGAATGTCCTAAATGTGGTGCTACATGGATTAATGGCAAGCATGTCTTTAGAGGCACTGCCGCATCATACGACAAGAGTGAACTAGACCTTGCTGGTCTTGTTTGTAATAAATTAGGTGACGAGCAATGCATCAACCCATCAAAAGGAAAGGATGGTGGACAGACATGGGAGTACCGTTCTGGATACATTGATGGTGTCTATGCTTCAAAGAAAAAATCAATGGAAGACTTGCGCGATCAATTTGACGACCTAGACTTTTAAAAATAAGCATATTTACTCACGGAAAAGGGTTGACAGATCTAGGATTTGCTGGTATTATAAATAAGTCGGAAGGTTAAGGAACGAACACATTCCTTAACAAGACTTAACACCCCTTAAACCGAGACCTATAGGGTGTATAAACAACGTCTCTAATACCTCTGCTAAGGGTGCAGAGGAAATAGTAACTCCACCATTACCCTGATGGTCTTACTTTTTTTCAATTAAAATGGCTACACTTTCAAGGCAACAATCAACCTCTTCGTGGGATTCTTTCTGCGAGTGGGTCACCTCCACCAACAACCGTTTGTATGTTGGTTGGTTCGGCGTACTGATGATCCCCACACTGTTGGCGGCAACCATCTGTTTCATCGTCGCTTTCGTCGCTGCTCCTCCTGTGGACATTGACGGTATCCGCGAACCAGTTGCTGGTTCACTCATGTATGGTAACAACATCATCTCTGGTGCAGTTGTTCCTTCTTCTAACGCAATCGGTCTACACTTCTACCCCATTTGGGAAGCAGCATCTTTGGATGAGTGGCTCTACAATGGTGGTCCTTTCCAATTGGTAATCTTCCACTTCCTCATCGGCATCTTTGCTTACATGGGACGTGAGTGGGAACTTTCGTACCGTCTAGGTATGCGTCCATGGATCTGTGTCGCCTACTCGGCACCAGTCGCTGCTGCGAGTGCAGTATTCCTCGTCTATCCTTTCGGTCAAGGTTCTTTCTCCGATGCTATGCCTCTTGGTATCTCTGGTACTTTTAACTACATGCTTGTATTCCAGGCAGAACACAATATCCTTATGCACCCGTTCCACATGCTCGGTGTTGCTGGGGTATTCGGTGGATCTTTGTTCTCTGCTATGCATGGAAGTCTTGTTACTTCTTCACTCGTCCGTGAGACGACTGAAACTGAGTCACAAAACTATGGTTATAAGTTCGGTCAAGAAGAAGAGACGTACAACATCGTTGCTGCACACGGTTACTTCGGTCGCCTGATCTTCCAATACGCTTCATTCAACAACTCACGTTCATTGCACTTCTTCCTTGCTGCATGGCCTGTTGTTGGTATCTGGTTCACCGCACTTGGTGTCTCCACGATGGCGTTCAACCTGAACGGTTTCAACTTCAACCAGTCCATCCTTGATGGTCAGGGTCGTGTGCTCAACACCTGGGCAGACGTTCTTAACCGTGCCGGTCTTGGTATGGAAGTAATGCATGAGCGCAATGCTCACAACTTCCCACTGGATCTTGCTGCTGCTGAGTCAACTCCTGTTGCACTTACCGCACCTACCGTAGGCTAATATGCCTGATGGTAGTCTTCACCCCATCACATTACATGTGGTGGGGTTTTTTATAGGTATTCTTACCATTGTCGTTCCATTACTTTGTGTGCTACTATTATGATTGGTAATCTTGAACCAGAAGAAAACGTTATGTCTAACTTGACGCAGGATGAATTGTGGGAAACCATTGCAACCCTTGGTTGGGATGTTAGAAATGACAACATTGTTATTGAGATTGGCGGTACACAAGTTTCTGGTATTGAACAACCTGAAGGTTACAATAAGAAGTGGGCATCTCCCTTGGGTCATCGTAAGTATAATAAGGACGCATTCATTGTTCTTAAAAATCTTTCTCGTAATGATGACACTAAGTCCCAACCGATGGACCGGGAACATAAACCCCATCATCTAAATGAACCTGTTGAACCGCAAGATATTACTGTCAATATGGATGGTGGTGTAGGTGGTTCTTGGACAGTAGAAGAACTTAAAAAGCATGATGATGAATTAGGTTACGATACTTCAGGAAAATGACACAAGTAATTGATCCCTCAGACGAACGTTATTTTACTAAAACGTCTGATGCTCCATATGATCGTCACACATACAACATTATATTTTCTAACGGTCAGTCGGAGCACTACCCTTCATGGGAACAAGTACAATCTAGATGGTTTGAAGTACCTAAACAATTTCTATCTCGTATAGAAGTGCTAGATGTAAAACAGTCAAAAGGTTTTCAATGACATCAGAAAACACATCAAATAAATTAAGAGGTTTTAAAAATGGTTGCGTCAACATTACAACAACGGAGGGGATGGTTTGACATCCTTGACGACTGGCTTAAACGAGATCGTTTCGTTTTTGTTGGCTGGTCTGGACTTCTTCTTCTTCCCACTGCTTATCTTGCTATTGGCGGCTGGGTTACTGGTACAACTTTCGCTACGAGCTGGTATACCCACGGACTCGCTAGTTCCTATCTTGAGGGTGCAAACTTTCTTACAGCGGCAGTTAGCACTCCAGCTGATGCTATGGGTCATTCTCTTCTGCTTCTCTGGGGTCCTGAGGCTCAAGGGGATTTCGTCAGGTGGATCCAACTTGGGGGACTATGGAATTTCGTGGCTCTCCACGGTGCCTTCGCCCTAATTGGTTTCATGCTTCGCCAGTTTGAACTGGCACGTCTCATTGGTATCCGACCGTACAATGCTATTGCGTTCTCTGGGCCTATCGCTGTTTTTGTCAGTGTGTTTCTCATCTATCCTCTCGGACAGTCCAGTTGGTTCTTTGCACCGTCGTTTGGTGTTGCAGCGATATTTAGGTTCCTACTCTTCCTACAGGGCTTCCATAACTGGACGCTCAACCCATTCCATATGATGGGAGTTGCAGGTATCCTGGGTGGTGCATTGCTATCAGCAATCCATGGCGTCACAGTAGAAAACACACTTTATGAAGATGGCGAACAAGCAAACACATTCAAAGCATTTGACAGCACGCAAGAAGAAGAAACGTATTCAATGGTCACAGCGAACAGATTCTGGTCGCAGATCTTTGGGATTGCATTTAGTAATAAGAGGTGGCTACATTTCTTCATGCTTTTTGTTCCTGTTATGGGTCTTTGGACCAGCAGCATTGGCATTATTGGTCTTGCTCTTAACCTTCGTGCTTACGATTTTGTATCCCAAGAAATAAGAGCAGCAGAAGATCCAGAATTTGAGACCTTCTACACCAAGAACATCCTATTGAATGAAGGACTACGTGCATGGTTGGCACCAGTTGATCAACCACATGAACAGTTCATCTTCCCTGAAGAAGTTCTACCTAGAGGTAACGCACTGTGATTAAATCACTCTTCACTTTTATGTTTGCTGCATTGATGTGGGTGCAAGTCCCACAGTGGCAGGATGATTGGTCTAAGTGTGCGGTTGATGTACCAGACACAGCATGTCATTGGTATATCACAGCACCCGATAGCACCATGGGTGAAGGATTCAGTTGGGCGAATGCCCCATGGTTCAGCGTTGAAGGTCTCCTTGACATTGGAGAACTTCATGATACAATGACATCACTACAAACTAACTCTTAAATATTATGTCTTGCAATCTTCGTGTTAAAATGTTAGATGCTCTACTCGCTGATGCTGAAGGTAACATTGCCAAAGCAAAAGCAAACGTAGAAGTATACCTACACAACCCTGTTGGTATTGGTGAGCACCCTGATGTGCTCGGTGCCATTCAGGAACAATTAGATATCATTGCTCATGAAGAAGAGCGTATTGAAGTTATCCAAAAACACTTTAGTGATCATGAATAACTTTGAAGTCTTCTTCTACTTTGTATGCTTCGCTGCCATTGGTGGTGCTGCGTTTGCAATGATGTGGAGTAACATTCAATCTATTAACATAGAGATGAGGAATCCTCCCAAACCAAAGCATCCTGAAGCACCACAGGCGGGTGAAGAGTTGATGTATGTAGATCTCTCTAGAGAAAAACTAGAAGACCTTTACAAACAAACTGATAACTGATATAATTATAGGGTGTAACGACCCTTTTTTTTGTAGGTATGAAATTTATAGGTCTTAGATTAGACGATCATGATACGAACATAACCTATACTGATGGCGTAAATGTAAAGTATACTAATTGTGAAAGGAATACTCAGAAGAAACATTATGGAGATAATGATTTAAATTCTTGGATACAAATCATTAGGAAGTGGGGTATTAATCCTTCCGAAATAGATGCTATTGCCATCGTTATGGATAAGTTTCTCCATATGAACGTGGAGTATCAGGAAGAAGAATTGTTCAATCAAATTGAACTTAAAATTTTTAGAGTTCTTGGATTTGATTGTCCTATCTATAGAGTTGATCATCATTACTGTCATGCCTTGAGTGTATGGCCATTAGGAGTTAAACCTACTGTTAGTATTGTGTCTGATGGTTTTGGTGATGATAAAATTAATTTCTCAGTATTCAGGGATGATAAAATTGTTCAGAGATTTAAGGAAGGAACACAACGAAACGGTTATATTCCTTTTGAAAGTCTTGCTATGTCTCTAAGTCAAGTTGGAGATGCCCTGGACATTAATGGTGATCCTTTAGATCATGCTGGAAAAATTATGGGACTGATAGCATATGGTACTGAGTATAATTATGATAAGAAGTTTTTTAATTTAGAAAATCTTACTAAAGCATGGATGACATTTAGTTGGGACTCACTTAAACTTAAGGAGAATAAAGATTTTCCTATCATTTGCGATTGGGTTTCTAAAGCTCACTCTGTAACTGAAAAAGTTTATGTTGATGCTTTTGAAAAATATACTAATCCTGATGATGTTATTTCTTACAGTGGTGGGGTGGCACAGAACACTGTAATCAATACTAGAATCAGAAAAGTAAGACCGGACTTACATATTCCACCACATTGTAATGACTCAGGTCTTTCTTTAGGTGCTGTAGAATTCCTCAGAAAATATTATGATCAGGAAGATTTTGATATTTCTGGGTTCCCTTTCTGGGAGGATGATCAAGCACCATCGGATCTTCCATCAAAGAAAACAATCAAGGAGACTGCTGAGAGATTAGCCAGAGGTGAGATTGTTGCATGGTATCAGGGACATGGAGAGGTTGGTCCTAGAGCACTCGGCAATAGAAGTATTCTTATGAATCCATCTATTAAGAATGGGAAGGCAATTATTAATGGCAAGGTGAAGAACAGAGAACACTTCAGACCATTCGGTGCTTCTGTGTTAGAGGGCAAAGCAAATAATTATTTTGATTTCCCCCACGCTTCTCCTTATATGCTATATGTTATGGATATGATTGATGATGAACTATATCCACCAGTAACTCATGCAGATGGAACCTGCAGAGCACAGACTGTATCTCAAGATCTTGAGGTATATTACTCTTTGATTGAAGAGTTTGAATTACTTACGGGCATTCCTATGCTATTAAATACATCGTTAAATGTAGGAGGTAAACCTATTGCTGCATATAAAGAGAATGCACTTGATCTTTGGTGCAATACTGATTTGGATACGTTAGTATTTGGAGACGAGGTATTTTCTGATGATTGATTTTGTAGAAGTTAAGATCAAGGACATTGATAGACTTAGAAAGTTCTGTGATGATTTCATTGAGTGTAAGAATATCAAGTCCAAAAAATTACTTCCATGGTATTACACTCCTGAAACAACATCAGATAAATTTCCTCAACTATCACACAACATGTTTGGTAGGCAGGATGATAGACCAGCATCACAGTATTTTAATTTCTTTTATGAGATTGTTCATACTACACTCAGGGGAGTGGGTATAGAATATGATGGATGTATTAGAGCATGTCTGAATATGACATATCATATTCCTGGATACGAATTCTTTGATCCACATGTAGATAACTACGATACTCATTACAGTACTATCTTGTATCTCAATGAATCTGATGGTAATACTATTATCTTTGACGCTGAGCATGAACAGGGGGGAGGTGATGAGATCTGTGTAAACGGTCATGAATATAAACTTGATGGTGGCACCTTATATCATGAGGACATTGATTGGGAGAATCATCCATTGCCAATCAAGCATGAGGTTGAGCCAGAGTTTGGTAAGATGCTTATCTTCAATGGTAAGTATCTACATTCTCTGAGACCACCATCGCCAGGAAAACTTAGAGCGATTAGTGTATTCAATGTCAGCATCTGACCCAAATTCAACTTTTAATTCCAAAAATCGCCCTAAAAAAATTCGGGTAAATTTTTCACTCAAAAGGTTTTTTATGAAAAAAGGATTCAAACCAACAGAACATAAGAAGTCAATGCCAAAAAATTTAAAATCGGCATTAGATCGTGCAGGGAAAGAACTCAAGAATGCTTTGAGGAATCCCGTAGTTATTGCAGCAAACCTTGACAATAAACCACCTGACTGATAGAATAAATAAGAACACAATACAGTTTCTACAATGGATCGTTCATCCTTGATTAAGAAGATTCAGTTTATTCTTTTTGATGACTATGATGAGAATTTATCTGTATTGAATGCTAAATTTTTTAGTGGGTATTACAATGAACTTTCTGATGATGATCTGATGGAATACTATGATGAGTTAAAACATGGAAGTAAAAGTTTACAGCATCAGTAATTGTAAGTATTGTGATGCACTTAAAACTGTATTATTGGAATCTTATATTCCTTTCATTGAAGTAAAAGTTCGTAGGTTAGTTGAAGGTGAAGGTGAAGGTATGTCCTTTACTGAATATCTTAAACTTGAACCGGACATTCCTGTAGCGAAACGGTGTATTTTTCCTCAAGTTTATTTTGATGGAAAATATGTTGGTGATATGCAAGATGCCTTAGATTATCTTTATAGAAATGAAACTAAATAAAAGTGTAGAAACAATGACAAGGGGGAAGCGATCTCATGATCCTGATTTTAGAATTTCCTCCAAAAGAATTCTGAAGTTATGGGGACGTGAGTACAACTTCCATCTTGATTTTTGGTTCTCCGCCAAAAGTTTAAAGTCAGGAGAAAGCAAATGATCTCAGTAGCTCTTTTCTGTTCAGGATTTTTAATCCTCCTGTTCAGTGCTGTTGGATTTGGTTTTGGGTGGATGGGTAGAGAGTATTACGAAAACTCTATTGCCCACAATAGACTGTCTGATCATCCCGAGATGATTGATGACAATGGCAATCCAATTCAGTCAGACTTATACTCTGTTCGTTTTGTCGTTGATGACGATGAAGATTAAACACAATTAATTTATTAAAATGAAACTCTTAATTTCTGAAGTGCTGCAAAAAGTAAGCAACGCTAAAACCAAACCAGAGAAGATTAAACTTCTCCAAGAACATAACAGTGATGGACTCCGAATGCTCCTTATCTGGAACTTTGATGACAGTGTTGTCAGTGAACTTCCAGTTGGTGAAGTTCCTTATGAAAAGAACGAAGCGCCTATTGGTACTGAACATACCATGTTAGAGAGAGAGTCTCGGTTGTTTTATAACTTTGTCCAAGGAGGTAACAATGGTCTAACTCAAACCAGGCGTGAGAATATGTTTATTCAATTGCTTGAGGGTCTTCATAAGGATGAGGCAAATGTTGTCTGTATGGTTAAGGACAAGAAACTTGGTAAAAAATATAAAATTACCAGAGCGTGTGTTACTGAGGCATTCCCCCAAATTAATTGGGGAGGTCGTACTGCATGAAGACAATCTATTCTGATTGCGATCCCAGTGTGAGAGAGGAACGAACTCTACCAACTAATGCTTTCATTGTTGAATATCTTCAAGATACTATCACAAAGTTTGATGTTGTTATGTCATCAAAACAAGTTGATATTTTTGATCATTATTGGGATAACTATCGGAGTGATTTAAAAAACATCACTCAATGTGAAGGTAGAATAAGTCCTAGACTTTACAATCCCCCGAAGAAATGATTTTATTATGGATTACAAACCTTATTCGCCAGAATGGCACAGATACAGATACTTAAAAGAAGCAATTGATAAGTATCTGGATGATTATATTGATAATGATACTATTATGAAAGATATTCTTGGTATTGTGTGTGATCGTCAAGAGAAAGCACATGCTGAATATCTTAGACTTGAAGACTTAGAACTCAAACTAGATTTTAGAGACTAAAATGTTATCTACTCAATACAGACTAAGACTAGAATTTATCTGTAAGAAGATTGCAAACAAGGAGGAAGTCCAATTAGACGACATGATTTGGGTTGAGAAACTCGCGAAAGCTCACACTACTGCTAGAGACTGGTTACAGAAGGCACGAAGGCAAGCATCGCAAGATATTGAGGAAGGTAGTACCGATGATTTTCTGAATAGGATGGGATTAGGAGACCCCGACCCATCCAATCATAGAAAGGGGTTTGGCAGTGCTGATGACATCAAAGACTGGTTTCATCAGGACAAACCTGATGATTGGAGGCAACGTGACTAAAAAGCAATACAAGCAATTGCTGCTGGATTACTTTACAGAGCAATTGGATAAACTCACAGCGAAAGAACTCAAAGAACTTGCTGCGAGGCACACATGAATGATTATGTTTGTATCGCTACATGGGACCCTATTTTTGAGATGATGCGGTATCATTGGGTACATAAGTCTGAAAAAGATCCTGTGCAATTCGTAAAAAACCTCAACCCAGAGCAAGAAGTGCTATGAGTAGTAAGATGATGTTCTTGGTTGCCGATGGTGATAATAAATGTATCACTCATGATGGATACATTCAACTTGGTAGTTTCTGTCATAGTGTGGAGAAGCATCTAGAGTTAAATCCTAATCAAGAATGGCAGGTAACATATTGGATGCCTGATCCATTTTACATGAGATACCCACGACCTAACTATCAGCATACTATGAAGGCGAACGAAGGTTCACCTAAAACTGATAATGCTACTGATAGTAGACCAAGAGACTTCCCAGACCAAGCAACCAACCGTTTAGAGAGAACATTATGAAAGAAATTAAAATTACCCCTCAAACATACATTGATATGAATAAAGAATTTGAAGAAGATGGCACACCTTTCAGAATTGCTATTCCTACACAGGAACAGATTGATGAGCACCGCTCACAACCACCAGTACCATATAAAACACCACCAGCAGTAGATATGGTACAAGAAATGTGGGACAAAATTGGAGGACGCCCCTAATGGCATTATCTAACTCAGTTAAAGTATCACTTGACGAAGCGTCAGGAAATTTACGCAATGCACTAGCATATGCTGCTAGAAATGAACGCCCGGTTGTTTGTACACAAATTTCTGGATTGCTTAGTGAAATTGAGAACATTACATCTATGGATAGTATTTTTGATACACTTGAAGAAAAAATTAAAAATATGGATGATGATGAATGACTATGGACTGGAAAGAAGCAACTAACGAAGTCATTGCAAAAAAGTTAATTGACAGTGTTGCTGAATTATTGAATGCCAAAAGTGTCCGGCATTTCTATTGTTCAGATAAATCTACAGAGCATGAAAAAATTGTTATAGAATACAATCACGCTAAAAAATAACAAATGACCACAGCAGTAATCTACACAAACGGTAGCCAAGAATGTGAGCGTATTGCCTCACTACTTAAGTCTATGGGAGGAGAGTTCCTAGAGTATAACCTCAACGAACATTTTACTCAAAGAGCATTTGAAGCAGAATTTGGATCTGGGGCTACATACCCACAGGTAGCCATTGGTGCTAAACATCTCGGCAACCTCAAAGAAACCCTTCACCACATGAAAGAACGAGGAATGATTTAATGAAAGATCAGTATGTTATTGACGATGGTGAATCTCAAGAAGTAAAATGGAATCGTGGTCTGGATTTGTTTATTGAGAGTGTATTGAAACCAGATCCTGCACTACGTCAGTGCGCTCACAACCAACAATGTTATCATGAACTTATGTGGGTACGTGGGAATATCTTAGATCATCTTAAGACTTTAAGAAAATATTAAAGTGTATTACATTATACAGTTGACAGATGCTAAATAATCATGTATACTAATACCATCGTTCATCCCACTCTTGGGTGGGACGCAAGTAAGTCGCGGAACGGAGCCGTTCATCCCATGTTAGAATTACTATTCTATTCATCACTCACATGTGCTCAAGCCGATTCAATTATGTTTCGGATGAAAACAAATGAGAATATTCCTACCGAATATAAGATTGAATTAATTGAGGTCATGAAGGAATCAACCCCTGAATGCTATCCATGGGACGCAAACGACTAAAGGAACGGACCTAAAAATCCAACTACTTTAGGAGTACCTACAATGAACACACTAAACATGATCAAGAAGCAGATCAACAAAGCATCTGCTATTCACGACGCACAGATCTCTCACACCTCATATCGTGGTGTTGAGTATTCTACCCGTTGTGTAGAAAGCAAGGAGTCACATGGCACCTTCTGCTATCGTGGAAAAACTTATACTAAGTGATATCACAGTAGTATAAATAGTCGGGAGGGGGTAACCCTCCTTTTTTATTATGGAGGTATCATGCAGGTAGATAGGGATAGGTTAAAGTTAATACTTAGGAATTTAAAGTTACTTGTAGATGCGTTGGAAAGCGAAATATATTCGGATATAGATCTGTATAAAAGTACAGATAATTATAAGGTAGGGGATGACGATGATGGTTATCCAGATTGATTTGTGGAGGAGGGCTTGACGCCCTCCTTTTTTATTGCTAGAATAACTCCGTAGTGTTTCAAACATAGAATGTCCGTTAAACTTATCTCAGTTACCCCAGATGCCGAAAAACATATGGCATACTGTGCTCGTGTGTCAAATCCAGCAAATCAGGATAACGAGAAGTTCAGTGGTCTTCTAAAGTATTGTATTAAGCATCAGCACTGGAGTATCTTTGAGCAGGCATATATGACTGTTGAAATTGAAACGACTAGAGCAATTGCAGCTCAAATCCTGAGGCATCGCTCATTTACATTCCAAGAATTTTCCCAACGTTATGCTAATAGTTCCTTACTCGGTCCGAAGATCCCCCTACCAGAACTCCGTAGGCAGGACACCAAGAATCGTCAGAATTCCATTGATGATCTGGATGCGTTTGATGTTCAAAATATGGAAATCCAAATGACAACATTATTTGATTCAGCAATGGCACTATATCAACAGATGCTTGAGCGTGGAGTGGCAAAAGAATGTGCTCGTAATGTGCTTCCTCTCTGTACTCCCACCAAAATCTATATGACGGGCTCAGTTCGGTCATGGGCGCATTATATTGATTTAAGGTCCGCTCATGGCACTCAGAAGGAACATATGATTGTTGCTGAAGGTGTCCGTGATGTTTTCAAAGAACAGTTCCCCGCAGTATCAGAAGCACTTGAATGGTAAATGTAATTCGTCTAAGGGTCATAGGTAGTGCGCTCGTCATTGTTGCCTACTTCATTGTCCTTCATGTAAATGTATTAGTTGGTGTGACCGCACACTTCGTTGCAGATCTTATTTCAATTCCTTACTTCATAAGGACAAAATCATGGGATGTGGTTATAATGTTAGCATTCCTACTCTTCATTTCGTTATCTAAGTTACTATGAATATCTTTGTAACTGACCCCAGTCCATATAAGTCTGCTGTTGTTCTTCCTGACAAGCACATCGTCAAGATGCCATTAGAGACATGTCAGATGCTTTCTATTGTATGCTCTGACAAATGGGGTCATGGATTCGGCACTCTTCCCAAAGCAGACGGTACTCCCTATGCTACTGAGAAGGGTGCCTTTCGTAATCATCCTTGCACTATTTGGGCAAATGAGTTTGTGACTAACTGGCAGTGGCTTCTTGCTCATGGTCTTGCTATGTGTGATGAATACACTGCTCGCTATGGCAAGGTCCACACCTGCCAGAAGACCCTTCTAGCAGCAAAACAAATACTTCCTACAGCAGACCCTCAAGGACGCTCAGGGAAGCATACAACGCCCTTTGTTCGTGCTATGCCCGATGAATTTAAACTTGACACAAGCATTGATACTATTACTGCTTACAAAATGTACATTAGCAGCAAACCTTGGGTTGCATCTAATTATCTTCGTGACCCATCCCGCAAACCTGACTGGGTTTGATATAGATACTTAAAATTACTATTTTTTATGCCGACATACAACGTCAAAAATTTGAAGAATGGAGATCAACTTGAAATGCATATGTCAATCTCTGAGTATGAAAAATGGCGCAAAGATAATCCTGACTGGGACAAGGACTGGTCACAAGCGACATTTGGTGGTACAATATATGGAGAACCTAAACAATCTGCTGGGTTCAAGGAAGTAATGCAGAAAGTACAATCCAGACACCCCAATGCAAACCTCTCCCGCTATACTTGATTAAAGAATTAAATGCCTAGAAAAAGAAACACATCATCTAACCCAGTAACTGGTGGCATGTCCACCAAACAGATGAAGCGAAAGAAACCCATTAACAGTGAGTATCTAAAGACTATTGAACCTCTCACTGAAAACCAGGAAAAGTTTTTTAATGACTGGAGCAAGGATCAAAACATCTTTGCATATGGTGCCGCTGGAACAGGTAAAACTTTCATTGCATTATATCTTGCACTTAAAGATGTTCTGGATGAGAACTCTCCATATGAAAAGATTTACATCGTTCGTTCTTTGGTAGCAACTAGAGAGATTGGTTTTCTTCCTGGAGACCATGAAGATAAGTCTTCGCTCTATCAGATTCCATATAAGAACATGGTGAAGTATATGTTCAAGATGCCAGATGACAATTCATTTGAACTCTTGTATACTAACCTTAAGGCACAGGGAACTGTGTCATTCTGGTCTACCTCATTCATTCGTGGCACTACATTTGATAATGCTATCCTGTTGATTGATGAAGCACAGAACCTGAACTTCCATGAACTTGATAGTATCATCACTCGTGTTGGTGAGAACTCTAAGATTATGTTCTGTGGTGACGTAGTTCAGACTGATTTAGTCAAACAACATGAGAAAAATGGTATTATTGATTTCATGAAGATCCTAGAGGACATGGAAGAGTTTAGTTCTATTGAGTTTGGCATTGATGATATTGTCCGTTCGGGACTGGTGAAGTCCTACCTTGTAAGTAAAATGAATCTCGGTCTTTAGTATGTTTAATCATGTTGGCAATTCTTTAAGTGAACTCCCTAATCCTACTACTGTTAACGGCGTAAGGTTTTATACCACGCCGAATGGTAGGAAACTACCATCTATTACATCAATCACGTCACTAAAATCTCGTAAGAGTATTGCTGAATGGCGTAAACGTGTCGGTGATGTTGAAGCGGATCGTATCTCTAAACAAGGTACAACTCGTGGTACTAAGTATCATGCGTATGCAGAAGATCATTTCAATAATATTGAGGTGAAACCAAAAGATCTTATGGAACAGATGTCAAAACCTTGGCAACTGTTTCAGGAATCACTCCCTTATTTTGAGGACATAAATAATATACACGCT